AGATATGAAAGAACAGCTAGATATATTTGATACTGATTACCAATCAGCAAATTATACTGACACAAGCCAAGAAGCACTTGCCACAATAAAACCTAAAATAAAAACTAAAAGAGAAATGGTTTATGATTTGGTTAAACTTAAAGCATCTACTAATTATGAAATATCAGATGAGTTAGATATGCCTTTAAGTTCATGTTGTGGTAGAGTCCATGAACTACAGGAATTAAACTTAGTAGAAAATTCTGGCATGACTAGAAAAACTAAATATGGAAAACAAGCGATAGTATGGCAAAGAAGAAAGTAACAACTGCTAAAGAGAAAAATCACTTAAACAAAGTAGCTTCTCTAGGTTGTTTAATTTGTGGTAGTCCAGCTATCTGTCATCACATAAGAAATCGTGGAGATGGTAAAGGAAATCTTGGATTTGGAAACCGAGCAACTGCGTATGAAACAATTCCATTGTGTCCGAGTCATCACGTTGGTTCTTTTAGTATTCATAGTTGCAAACAACAATTCGAATCTATGTATGGAACTGAAAGAGAATTACTATATAGAACTTTAAAAGAGATTGAGAATATGGAAGAAGCTAACGACTTGTTCAATTTTTATAACACTAAAAAAGGAGAGATATAATGGCCGAAATGAATGAAGATCACTTTGAAACAATAGATGCTAATAGAGATAAAGCGTTTCAAGAAAAACAAAAAACTAGAACTATAATTAAAGAACTATTAATTAAACATTCTAAAAGAGAACTAATAGAAATAATTGAAAAGGAGAGCAACTAATGGAATCAAGAAAATCAGGCTACTTTGTAGTTTATCGAGATGTTTGGAAGCACAAAGTGTTTAAGAATTTAATTCAATCTAGTATTTGGCTTTATATGATTAGTTCTGCTAGTCATCAGGACAAGACTCTTAAATTTTTAGATAGTCCCATATTTGTTAAGAGAGCAGAATTAATATTTCCATTAAGAAAAAACTCTAGCATTTGGGGAATAAGCTATTCTGAAATGCGAACTTTAGTGTTAAGGTTGAAAAGACGAGGCATGATCACTACTCGTTTGCACCAGCTGCAACCCAGCAACAACCACCCTTCTCGAAAAATTACTATAATTTCCATTATAAACTACGACAAATTTCAGTACGTAGATGACACGCAACCACCTACAGACCACCTATCGCCTCATACTAATAAACAAACTACTAATAAACAAATACTAACTACTGTAATTAAAAAGTCTAACAAGGTAGATTACGAAAAAGTAGGAGAAGAAGGTCATTACAATATATTACGAAAGGATAATAAAAGGTATTTGAAACATAAATTCAAAGACGAACCAATCAAAGCCTACTAATGAAAGCAATACTTCGAATTTTTAAATATTGCAGAAAACGTATAATTGATTTAAGTATTGAAAATAGACAACTTAAAATGCAAATAGAATATTTAAGAGCAATATTAAACCAAGACGATAATACAAAACATTAAATGGTTAAAAAAAAGACACAGTTTAGACACATTTCAATAAACTCTAAAAAATATTATTTCTATGAGATAAAATGGTTAGATATACTTGGAGATTCTGGTCATGCTAATGTAAAAGAATTTGAGTCTATGAAACCAGCTATAATGATAACTAACGCATACATCTTTAGTAAGGACAAACAACATTTAAAAACTTTTGCTTCTTATGATCTAAATGAAGAATCTTTTAGCGATAGAAATGTCTTTCCTGTTGGTTGCATTAAACAAATTAAAAAAATGGAGATAATATGAAAATAGAAATAGCAGATGTAAATTCAATAAAACCTTATGAGAACAACCCAAGAAAATTATCAGAAAAAGCAATAGAAACTGTTGCTATGTCATTAAAAGAATATGGCTTTAGACAACCTATCGTAGTTGATAAAGATAGAATTATTGTTGTGGGCCACACTAGGTTTAGGGCTAGTAAAAAATTAGGGTTTAAAGAAGTACCAATTACTATTGCTGATAATCTAACTACCGAACAAATAAACGCATATAGAATAGCTGATAATAGAACTAGCGAAGAATCCGAATGGGATAATGAGTTACTTAAAATGGAATTAAAAGAATTAGATTTAAAAGATTTTAATTTAGAACTTACTGGCTTTAACGAAGATCAATTAAATAATATGTTATTTGAGGAGAAAGAGGGTTTAACTGATGAAGATGCAGTTCCTGAACTACCAGAAGACCCTATAAGTAAATTAGGAGATATTTGGAAACTTGGTAATCATAGAGTTATGTGTGGGGATAGTACTCTAATAGATAATTTTGATAAATTATGTACTGAACAAGCCGATATGATTTTTACCGATCCTCCTTATGGAATGTCTTATGGTGGAGGAAGAGCCGAAGGTAGTACTGAAAAAGGTGCGTTAGTAAAAGCACATGGAATGATTAAAAATGATGATTTAAGAGATGATGCTTTAATATCTTTGGTTAGGGATAGTTTAAGTACCTCTCTAATAAAAGCTAAACAAGGTTGCTCGGCTTATATATGTTTTACTTGGAGAACTTATACTGAATTTTATAAAGCTATAACTGATGCTGGTTATAAAATAAAAAACTGTGTAGTCTGGGACAAAAAATCTATTGGTTTAGGACAAAGTCATTATAGACCACAACATGAATTTATATTTTACTGTGGAGAACAATGGTATGGAGATAAAGCACAATCAGACGTATGGCAAATGAGTAGAGGTGCAACTTCTAAATATGTACACCCAACTCAAAAGCCTGTAGAATTAATATGTAAGGCAGTAGAAAATTCTAGTAAAAATGAAGATATAATTATAGATTGTTTTGGTGGATCAGGAAGCACTTTAATAGCTTGTGAAAAACTAAATCGTAAAGCAAGAGTTATGGAATTAGACCCTAAATACTGTGATGTAATAGTTAAAAGATGGGAACAATTTACAGGCTTAAAAGCAGAATTAGAAAATGGACAAAATTAAGGCAAATACAACAGAAAAAAGGCAAGGTGCTGGAAGACCTAAAATCTATATAGATACAGAAATCTTAAAGAACTTAGCTTCTATTGGGTGTCCTGACTATGAGATAGCTAGTGTAATGAATATATCAGCTAAAACATTAAGAAGAAATTATGCAGATATTATAGACCAGTTCAGGGAAAAGGGTAAAGCTAGTCTAAGAAAGAAGATGTGGGATAAGGCAGTTAAGAAAGATAATACTCATATGCAGATATGGTTAAGTAAAAACTATCTAGGAATGAAAGATAGAACCCAGACAGAAAGTATTAATGAACCTTTACCATTAATTATAGATGCTAAAGTAGAAGACGTATAATGGCTAAACAGAACTTTACATACTATGTTAAACGAAATCAGAATAAGAAAAGACCTCAACGTCATAAAAAGACTTTGAATAAAAGTGAGAAAAGAAATAAGAAATTAACAAGATATAAAGGACAAGGTAGATGAGAGATAATAAAGTTATAGAATCCTATTTAAAAAAGCATTGGAAAAAGATTCAAGAGATGATGTTATTTAAGAATCTTAAAAAAGAAGTTGAGATAGGTGCTAATGGAACACTAGGATATGTAATAAAAGAAGGTATAAACAAAGGTAAAAAAGCTAACAAATAAAGGGAGATAATATGGAAGAAGTTGGAGAGAATACTTTTCTTAAATTGAGAGAAGAAAAATTAAGACTCAAAGAAGAACTAGAGCAAGTAAAACTACAAAGAGATATGGCATTAAGAAAACTTAAAAAAATAGTGGAGATGATAAATGGAAATAAAAAGAAGTAATTTCTATCCGAATGGAGAGGTTATAGATTACTCATTACCTCAATCATTTAAAAAGAGTCTAAAGAAAGAAGCCTGTGGTAACTGTGGCTTATACTCTAACAGAAGATCATTCTGTGGTAGGTGGGGAAGTAAATTTGTTAAAGATACTTACGTTTGCCACGAATGGCGAAAGAGATTCTTTAATAGATAATGAAAACAATAGTTTTATTGCTACTAATCAATGGACAACTATTTCATCAAAAGTATTATGAGATTTCTGATGAAGATTGTTTTGCTTTAATCCAAAAAAAAACAGAACAAATAAGCACATACTCCAATAAACATAATCGCTGGTTTGTAAATAAAAACACAATCGTTATTGGTGGATATTGTTAAAACTTTATGATAAATAGATTATATAACAATTTAATGAAAAATTTTACAACTTATGGTAACTGGAATAAACATAACAGAATTATTGAAAAAGAACTTTGTAATGATACCAGTAATAATATCTATTCTGGTTGGAACATTTACTGGTGTTAGATACATTGTATCTTTAACAGAAACTATTAATAAAAATAAAACTGCAATTTTAATAATTAACGACACCCATCTTTTTAATTTCAAAACATACATAGCTAGAATACAAGAAAATCAACATCATCTATTGTTAAACATAGAAACAAACAAAGGTAATAGAATTGTTACTGATGATAAAATGGAAAGATTAGAAGATAAAGTAAAACAACTAGAAATAGATTTTAAAAACTTATTAATAAAAAGAAGTAATTAATATGGAGTGTTTTAGTATGAACTATTATTTTACAGGATGTTTAATTATTGGATTTATTATACTAACAATATTAGTAGCACCTTTATGAGCAGAAAAACTAATACAATGTTAATAGGTTTATTGGGTACAATCCTTATGGGTTTAGCTACATGGACACTTATAACATTAATAGAACTTCAATTAACAGTAACAATGATACAATCTGACTTAATGTCTATTGATAAACAATTTGGTAGAGTTTACAATTTTATAGATTCTGTTAGAGGTAATTAATGTATTATATATTAGCCTTTGCAATATGTTCAGCAGTTACAGGAGATTGTACACCACCTAAAGTATTACCAACAGAATTTGATAAATGGTCTGAATGTGTTATAGCTGGAAGTCAATTAACTATTGAATACGCAACAAAAATGGAAGAACAAATAAATAAGGATAAACTCTATATCACTTATTTCTGTAATGAAAATATCTCTGACAAAACCCCAACTTAAAGTAAGTAGTTCTAAGGCCAGATTCAGAATCTTAATATCAGGAAGAAGATTTGGTAAAACCTATCTATGTATTACCGAGATGATGAAGTATGCAACTCAACCTAATCAGAAAATCTGGTATGTAGCACCTACATTTAAAATGGCTAAAGAGATCGTATGGGCTAATCTAAAAGAGATGCTTAATCAGTTTAACTGGATAGAAGATATTAACGAAACTACAATGACTATTACGATAAGAAAATCTAATAGTACAATCTCATTAAAAGGTGCTGATAATTATGATGCGTTAAGAGGTAGTGGATTAAACTTTCTTATCTTAGACGAGTTTGCAGATATAAATAAAAAGGCATGGTACGAAGTATTAAGAGCCTCTGTTGCTGATACATTAGGTAGAGTCTTATTCTGTGGTACTCCAAAAGGCTATGGTAATTGGTCATATGAATTATATTTAAAAGGTAAGCAAGATGATGAATGGGACAGTTACCAATATACTACTTTAGAAGGTGGTATGGTTTCAGCAGATGAAATAGAACAGGCTAAACAAGATATTGATATTAGAACTTTTAGACAAGAGTTTGAAGGTACGTTTGAGAACTATGCTGGTTCTGTTTATTACAACTTCCACCCTGTTGAGAATGTAGTTAAAAAAGAGATTGATTGGGAGAAACCTTTACATATTGGAATGGACTTTAACGTAGACCCAATGTCAGCTTGTGTTGCACAATTAGAGCAAGATAAAATATACTTTCTTGATGAAGTAATTATTTATGGAAGTAATACAGATGAAATGGTGCAAGAATTAAGAGATAGATATGGTACAAAAATTCCAATAATCATATATCCTGACCCAGCTTCTAAACAAAGAAAGACATCTGCTGGTGGTAGAACTGATTTAAGTATCTTACAAAATGCTGGTTTTAAAGTTAAAGTTAAAAATAAACACCCAGCTATTAGGGATAGAGTCAATGCTGTAAATAGTAAGCTAAAAGATTCTACTGGAGTAAGGCATATTTTTGTTTCACATTCTTGCAAAACATTGATAAAAGGATTACAAAGACAGATATACAAAGAGAATACAAATATTCCTGATAAGGAAGATGGATTCGACCATATGAATGACGCACTAGGTTATATGATTGATTACTTAAAACCATTGACTACTCAGACAAGATTTAGTTCTCCTACAAGATGGACAATGAAATAAATTATGGCATATACTAGAGATCAATCATTAATCACCCACAAAGATTACGCAGAAACAATTAACAACTGGGAATATTATATCCGATCTTATAATGGTGGTTATGATTATATGATAGGCCAGTATCTATCGAGATATAATCTTGAATTAGATAACGAGTTTAATCAAAGACTTGCTAACACTCCATGCGATAATCATTGTAAAAACATTATTCAAATATACTCATCATTTTTATTTAGAGTTAGACCGAGTAGAGATTTTGGTTCAATGCAAGATGAAACATCTTTACAATCATTTTTAAAAGATGCTGATTTAGATGGTAACAACTTAAATTCAGTAGTTAAACAAGCACAGAATTACGCCTCTATTTATGGTCATTGTTTTATGCTTTTAGATAAGCCTAATATAAAAACAAGTACAAAAGCAGACGAATTAGAACAAGACATTAGACCTTATGTTTCAATCCTTACACCAGAAAATGTACTTGATTGGAATTACGAAAGATTGGCTAATGGTAAATACGAACTTGATTATTTAAAAGTTAGAGAAGAAGTTGATAGAGATAATGGTCAATATCTTAAACTTTGGTATAGAGATAAAATTGATACAATTTATATTCCTAATAGAGAAGAACCAAAGCTAATAGAAACTGTACCTAATATGATAGGTAAGATACCAGCAGTTATTTTATATAATTCTAAATCACACAAGAGAGGAATAGGTCAATCAGATTTAACTGATATAGCTGATCTTCAAAAATCTATCTACAATGAATACTCTGAAATGGAACAATTAATTAGATTAACAAACCACCCTAGTTTAGTTAAGACTCCTAGTGTAAATGCTAGTGCTGGTGCTGGTGCAGTTATAGAAATGCCTGATGAATTAGAACCTAATTTAAAACCTTACTTACTGCAACCATCTGGTTCTAGCTTACAATCAATAATGGATTCAATTAATAACAAAGTAGAATCTATAAATAGAATATCGCATACTGGTGGTATTAGAAATTCAAAAACTGGTATTAGTTCTGGTGTAGCTTTACAAACGGAATTTGAATTACTTAATGCTAGACTATCTGAAAAAGCAGATAACTTACAATTAGCCGAAGAACAGTTATTTAAATTATATGCTATGTTTCAAAATACTACATTTGATGGAGAGATTAATTACCCTGATTCATTTAACATTAGAGATTATGCAACAGACCTTGCTTTCTACCAACAAGCAAAAGCAATCAATGTTCAATCTCCTACATTAATGAAAGAGATAGACAAAGAAATAGCTAGATCAGTAGTTGATGATGATGAGAAGTTAAATATAATTTTTGATGAGATAGATATTAAATCAGAGGTTGGAGAATTTACACAAGACGAAGTAGTAGTAGAAGATCAAGAAGTAGAAGAAGAACAAATTTAATGAATGTCAGATATAATCAAAGACGCAACAGAATATCGAATTAAGCAAATAGAACTTGCTGAAGCTAGATATTACGAAACCTTAATTAAAACATTAGATAAGATAGAAGCAGAAGTCGTAGCACTTGCTGGAAGATTACCTACAACAGATGGAAAGTTAATAGAACTACAATCAGCTATTGCTATAAGACCACAAATAAAAGCTATTCTTGAAAGAGAATATTTAGCATGGTCAGATACAGTTGTTAGAGAAGGCTTTAATAAACAAGCTAAACGAATTGAGAAAGCATTTAAACGTATTGGCAATATACCTATTGAGTTTCAAGAACTAACAAAGGGAGATTTAGCTTTAATCCAGAATTTAAAGAAACAATACTTTACACAGTTTAAAGATGTATCTAATACATTTACAAGAAAGTTATCAGATAAGGTTTATCAGAATACACTCATAGGTTCTGATTTTACAGTATTACAAAAAGAATTAAGACAAACAATTAATGGAATCTATGCTAGTTCTGATGACCCAGAGATTCAGAGATTAGTTACTTATATTAAAAGAAATCAAAACTCTGACAATACTACAATTCAAGCTAAAGTTGATAAGTCAGTTCAAACATTACAATCTAAATTTGCTAGAGATCGTGCTGGAGAGAACATGAAACGATATGCTGGACAAATATTAAACGATTCATTAAGAGATTTTGATGCAACATTAAACTTTAATAAGTCAAATGATGCTGG